AAACTATATGTTGGTAGGCATCAGTTAATCTTTTATAAGTCCATGCCCATACACCAAAATCATTTGCTTTGGGATAAACTTCTTTGTATTCCGTTTCGCTATAAATCCTTTTTGCAAAGTCAATACAAACTGCCGATACTTTTCTTTCAAACAGTTCATAATGAATTTTACCTTCATCGGTTACTTTGAAGATGTAATAATTAGGGTGCTCTAATTCTAAATCGAATTTCATCCCTTTTACTTCACCTATGCCAATAAATGAAGTTTGTAGTTCTTGTGTTGTTATATTGCTCATAATCTTTCGTTTTTACTTTACAGTAGTGTTAAATTAGCCACTTTAATATTATTTTGATACGTTGATATACTTCACCCCTTTAAATCGCTTAAATCGGTTAATTTAGGTCTGAATGTATTAACGGGTTCTAATCCCTTACCTATTCTGATTCTATCAACTTGTCGTGCTGCTTCAATTTCGGTGTCGTGCCATGATTCTGATTTGCCACCAACACGGGCGCAATACCATTCGTAACCATGAATCGGGTGAACGTAACGGGTAACGCCTTTGAATATGGTTACAAATTCAGAATCTTTGAATACACCTCGTGGCGGTGTTGCGGTTTTGGTTTCTCTTCTCATTTTTTCAAATTTAATTTGTCTGTTTGGATTTATTGTGATTAGAATGATTCTAAATTAAAACGGTGGTTCTTCTTCGGGTTGTTCTGCATATCCGCCTTTGTGTAATCCGTTTAGATTTGTAATGCCTTTGTGTGGGTTGTAATCAGGTTCATCAATGGTCAATACATCACGAAAATAACCATTTCTATCTTCTTTGTATCTATTGCGTTTCCAATCCCATGCCCATAGTACCTTATCGCCATCACCATACACCTTTGCTTCTTTCGGCTTGGCTTTGTTCACAATAATTTGAGTTTGTCCTTCTAAGTTCCGCCATACATTCAACTGAACAAATGCACGTCTATTCCATATCTTGCCACCTTCCCATTGACTTGGTAGTGCAGGTGGTTGGTATTGATTGCCAGTTGATTTATCAGTTACTATTTGCGTTTCACCAACGTGAACCACAAGTATATCGTTTCTGTTGTTTCGTTTTGAACTATTCCTAACGTCTTTTAATACATCTTTGAGCCAATAGGTGATGTTTGGATATTTACCTAAATCGTATTCAAGGTCATTAAACGGGTCAATCAATGTAGTATCAAATTTGACCCTAAATAATCTTTCGGCTTCATCAACTTCTTTAAGCCAACGGTCATAACTTAGGTTCTGTTCGGGATTACTGAAATAAAAATGATTTCCGATAAATTCAAGTGCATCGTATCTTTCAGCATCATTCATTCCGTACTGGCTATTTTTCCTAAATGACTTGCCAACGTACTTATGACATAAATCAGCTACAATAGATTCAACGTTGCCACCTTCACCGAAGTAGCAATAATGTTTCCACCCGTACATGATTGACCACTTTAACATCAACTCCATGACTACCTCTGTTTTGCCGTGATGTGGTTGCCCCCCAATGAACCACGGAAAGCCCTTAATCAGTTTCAATTTAGTATCTAATTGATGTGAACCAGTTGACATTGTTTTGTATGTTCCATTTAACCAAACCGATTCTATTTCGCTATGTATGTCCTTGACTTGTATCATAGCTAATATAAATTAATTGGGTAAGGTACTGATGTTGGGTTTTTTAGTATTGATTCATTTTGCTCTACTTCTGGCTTCATGTTTTCAACCCATTGACAAAATGTAAGATAGGCAGATTTGTATTTAGTACTTAATCCTTTGTGATTCTCCATTCTAAGAAATACCGATTCTACTGTTTTAAACTTACCTTTAAATCTCGCTTGTATTTTTTCGGCTTCTTTATTTGTAATGGGCTTTTTTAGTTTCTGAACCTCAGGACAATATTCTTCCAACCAAATAACCAATTTGTGTTTTTCTAAAATATCCTTTTCCTTATCTATATCCTTATCTATATCCTTATCTTGGTTTTCTATTGGTTTCTCCTTTGGTTTTTCTTTGGTTTCTACTGGGTTTTGTTTGGGTTCTTCTTTAGTTTCTGTTTTCTTTGGTCTTCCACCCTTACCACCGTTTGTAACTGATGAATTGTATCTTGATATACTACTATCAATATTTGGCTTCATTAATGTAAATAATGACTTCAACGCACCTTTAAAATTAGGTTCTATACCATTAATGCCATATTCACAAATTCCCTTAAACATTATTAATTGCTCATCATCCGATAGTTCAGAAATTACCTCATAATAACTCTCTAAAATTAAAACTCCTTTATTTGCCATTGTATGCAATATAAAAGCCCCAACACATCAATGGTGACACTTGCAACCTTAGAAGATTGCAGACATTGAAGGTCAGGGCTATATTGTTAATGTTTGATTTCATCACAAGTGTCACGTTGTGTAATGCAAATATAGTGATTAGGTTTACTCGGTTTTAAATTGTGGAAACGTTGTTATAAAAGTGATATTTGTGACTTCTCTAAGATGGCATTCCTTAGGTTCTTTTTAGCCAAATCAAAATACGATTCTTTTAATTCAAATCCTATACCCCTACGATTCATTTTAATAGCTTGGTAAACTTCCGAACCGATACCCATGAATGGCGTTAATACTATATCCCCTTTATTTGAATAAAGCAATATCAACCTTTCAATAGTGTCTAACTGTAAAGGGCAAATATGCTTTTCATCTTCTTCACCCCTTGCATTTCGGTAGCCTTGCAATGTTTTTCCGTAATCAATATCCATCCAAACTGGTGATGCAATTTTCTGCCATAAATCAACAGGAATACTCGTATTGGTAACAGGGTCTTTACGTTCTCCATCTTTGCGGAATATCATAACGTAATCAGGAATGCCAACCCTTGACATAGTACTATCTTTTTTGATTTGCTTATGAAGTAACCCCAATGCCTTAGTTCTTTGCATTTCAATAACTGGGTCTTTCCATATCGTAACCCTTGAATGATAAATGAACCCTTCTTTTTTAAAAGCATCTAATATCATACCTGAAAAGTCACGCAAACCAATGAATCCTTCCTTACCTTTTTGAATCGGCAAATCCATACAATGAACTGCCACATTTCTACCCGACTTGATTACCCTGTATAGTTCTTTAATCAAGAACCCAAACTGCGTTAAAAACTCATTGTAATCCTTTGAATTACCCATATCCTCTACATGGCTCGAATAAGTGTATAATTCAGCAAATGGCGGACTAAATACAGAGAACCCAACCGATTCACTTTGAACTGTTTTGATTAATTCTACACAATCCCCACGCTTAATATCAAACCATTCGTTTTTATCTTCAATGGTGTCATAACTATCTTGATTTAATGATAACCCTTTCATGTTTTTGTTTACTGATTCGCTCATTTCTTGTTGCATTATTTCAAATTGTTTCTGTTTATTTTGGATTGATTGGTTTACGTTAGTCATAGTATCGGTAGTGATCAGGTAAATATTAACTTCATTCTTTTGACCGAACCGATACGACCTTCTAATTGCCTGATATAACCCTTCAAATGAAAAGTCCAATGATGCAAATATTTGATTTCTGCAATTCTGATAATTTAAACCAAACTGCGCTATCTTGGTTTTGGTAATTAATACCCTAAATTCATTATTTGCAAACCCTAATAACATTTTCTCTTTATATTCAGGGCTATCAGAACCTTTAACTTCGATTGCATCAGGGATTAGTTTTCTTAATATCTCACCTTCTTCATTCTGTTTAATCCAAATGATAAAGTTTTCATCTTTATTGTTCACTATTGATACCACTTCATCAAGTCTTTCGATTCGTGTTATCCTTAATTCATGATTGAAGTTTGTAGCAGAAATGGCAGTATCATTAAACAATGAACCATTATCGCGTTTAGGTGTTTTTATTTCCTTTTCGATTAGATTCAGGTCTGGTAATTCATATCCATCCATTATAAATCCAATGTCACTTGGTTTACTTAACATGATAGCCCATTGCCCAACCCATTGATAAAATTTCTTTTTTGCATGACCTTTTAATCTCCATTTCGCCGTTTCACCACCATCATGAACAAAGTACATTGCAAGCATTTCATTCCTTCCCATTATATCAAGAAATTCAGAATGATTACCTAACTCCATCGGGTCGTTTGGGCTGGGCGTGGCAGTACAAGCTAACTTATAAGGTGTATTTATAAACTTATCTATAATCGTCTTTTTTGTAGCCCCTTCAAAGTTCTTCAATATACTGGATTCATCCAACACTACCCCACCAAATTCACTCACATCAATCTTTTCTAACTGCTCATAGTTTGTGATTTGAATAGGTGACTTGCCATCGTATTTATGTACTTTGATTCCAAACTTATCACCCTCTTTAATTGTCTGCCCTGATACGGCTAATGGTGCAAGTATTATTACAGGCTTGCCAGTGTATTTGTTCACTTGGTTTGCCCATTCTAACTGCATCAAGGTTTTACCTAATCCACAATCCGCGAATATTGCATACTTCCCTGCTGATAGTGCTTTCTTAACTATGAACTTTTGAAAGTCAAATAAGTTCGTATTAATTTCTGATTCGTTAACGTAAAATCCACTATGGACATGCGCCTTCATTTTCGATTCTATAAATTCTCTATATTCCATTTTCTACTGTTGTTATTACTTCCAACCTATTTAATTCTGCTTGTAAATGCTGCATAGTTGTTTTAAGATACTGAACCGATTTAACCCTACTCACTCCTTCCGTAAAGATACAATGACTGATGATGTGGTTAAATATGTTCATTTGTTCTGGGTAGTGCTTAGACATTTCAATCCAATTATCTACCGACCTCACCGCATGAATTACCGTTGAATGGTCACGACCTAACT